CGGGACGACACCATCGTCGGACGCGTTTATGTTCGGTGGGGTACCGGGGGCGAAGTCGCCTGCTAGTACGTCAGTCGTTGCTGGTACACCTAACCAGTGGGCGCAGCGACAGGACATGCTTAAGTCGGTCGATGACATGGTCAGTAAGATTGATGATGCGTGTAAGGCTAGAGGGTGGGAGCCTATTTTTGTCTATACCTCTGACCAAGGGGTCATGTATGGCGAGCACGGGTACTGGCGAGGAGATATTGCTGACGGTGAGGCCGATGACTTTCCCAAGTGGATGGCATGGGACCCGTGCATTAAGGCCCCTCTTATCATCAGGCACCCGCGTTGGGAGAAGGGCATCACCCACGATGAGATGACTCAGCAGATCGACCTGCCGCTAACGATTCTTGACTGGTTCGGCCTCACCACACACTTGGCGCATACGTATCGCTCTGGTGTATCTCTGGCTCGTACTAGGCGAGGGGCGAATCGTACTAGGTCAACGGGTCTATTTCATCGGCCTCCTAACCAGAGTAAGGTGCCAGCGATGGTAACTTATGATGGGTATAAGTTTATTGAGGCGACTCCTGTTAACGCTAGGGCCATTTTTTACCTACCCTATGACCCTGAGGAGACTACGAACCTGCTAGTGGCTAACCCGTCAGGCACATTCTCGGTGTTTGGCTGGGACCAAAACGTCTTTGCGGGTGTGGCAGGACAGCTGACAGTAGCCCGTGGTGCTAACTATAGGAACATGACCTAATGCCTCTTCAGCAGGCCGGTACACAGTCGGCGCCTACTCTTGTCTCGGCTAATAACACGACAACAGTGGGTGCGACTACACTGGCTATGTCAGGGCTCGTTAACGGCAACCTGCTGGTCTGCTTGATGTTCAGTCTAATGACTGGGCCTCCTGGTATTACCCTTACCGGTGGCAACATCATGGAGTACTGGGGCGCTCTCGGCATTGGTAGCGAGACGGTTCATATCTACACCAAGGTCATTGTTGCAGGCGACCACAGTGGTGGAAATACTACGCTGTCGATGACAAATGGCGGTGTGAACTGGACCGGTAACAGTCGTCGGATGTGGGCAGGAACGTATAACCACTCACGTGGTTGGGGTACTGCAGCTCAACGGCACTTTGGCGCAGCTCAGGAAGCTACAGTTGGCGTTTCGCCTCACGCTTCAGGCAATGTGGCTGCACTTGGTGAGCGTCCAGGAATGGGATTCCAGGTCGGGTATGCTAATACTGCCTGGGGAGGCACACTCACGATTGATGGTGCTACTCCGGGCTTTACTGCAGGCACAACGAACCTTGTCCTATCCGCTCCTACGTACACGGCACCACGTGCTTCGGTAGAGGCGGCGACGTTCGCGGGCTGGACTGGCTCTGGCCCGTCTCACATCCATGGTATCCTAATTGTTGCTACTAAGCCCCCGCTCCCCAACTCGGGTCGAGGTCGAGGTGCGTCGAAGACTTTTGCTAGGCCTATAGTTACGCGGCCTGCCGGGGGTCGAGCTCGAACTGTTAGCAAGGGCATGGGGATCCTGAACATTGGGGTTCTATCCTGCCATGCTCGAGGCCGTGATACCACTAAGGCTACCGGCCAAGTTCAGATGGTCTTCCCCATGTCGGGGCGTGGTAACACCGGCGGGGTTGGTATAGCGCTTAACGAGATTCCCGCTATGATGCGGTTCTCGGGGCGAGGGCGAACAGCTAGTAGGGCTAAAGCACACCCGGTCAAGGAGGCTTCAGCTCGAGCTCGAACAGTTGCTAAGGCTGGAGGCCGAGGTACACTGATTCGCCGAGCTAGTGGGCGAGCAAACACAGTTACTAAGGCTAAGAACATTGAACTTACGCTTGCTCCCAGCGCTGATGCTAGTAAAGCTAAGGGTGTGGGCCATGTTCAGGTTCATGTAGGCCAAGGAAGAGCTAGAACTGTTACTGAAAGCGGCTCACGCAGTATCAAGACTAGCATTCGTTCTGGTCGGGGCCGTATATATGGTCGGGCAATTGGTGTTGGCCGGATGGTTACGGTCCATACACCCTCACGGGCTCGTACTATTACGAAGGCTAAGGGCCAAGGGCATCTTAGGGTCATCAACAGGGCTAGTGGGCGAGCTAATACCACAACTAAGGCTCGTGCTGAGGGTCAACACCTCTTGGTGTTCCGGATTTCTAGTATCTCTAACACAGTTACTGAGGCAATCGGTAGAGGTAAGAAGATCTTTGGTAAGGGCAAGGTAAGTCTTGGCTATAGGACAGGTTCCATAGCTATTCGTACTGGTAGGACTGGCTCAATAAAGCAGGATGTATGAACTCTACCTTTTACGCGAGACAAAATGACGACGGTAAGATCTTCAGGACGCAGCTTGTCGATGAGGACGAGAATCCTAAGCTGTTGATCGGGGCTCAGGTTCGTTTTCATATGCGGCAATGCCGGTCCGAGGGTGAGTTGGCTAAGGTTGATAGGTTGGCCACTGTTTACGATGCTTCAGAGGGCATCGTTGAGTTCATCTTTCTCGCAGGTGACCTAGACGAATATGGCGACTTTGACGCTGACTGGGAAGTAACCTACGATGATGGGTCGATTGAGACATTCCCCAACAAAGGTTATGACAAAGTCATCGTCAGCGAGGAGTTGAAGGGCTAATGGGGATTAACGAGGCCATCGCCTTTGGTCGGACAAAGATCGGTAAGTGGCACTATTGCACTAACAATGCGATCCGGTTTGGTCAAAACGACACTTGTGCTGACTGTTCGGGCTTCGTTAGCCGGTGTTTGTGGGCTGGCGGGATGGCTAGGTATGCTTTTCCGGAGAATTCGGCTGATATGGCTCGGTATTTTGAGGCCAACCCTAGTCGACGACTTGGTATTGAGCAGGCAAAGCATGTTTTTGGTGCTGTCTTGATCCGAGGCGGCATTAATGGCTACGGTCCTGCCGGTCATGTAGTGTTTTCACTGGGCAACGGACTCCAAACCCTCGAATGCTCCGGCTCTGGGCGGGGTGTGGGTATTCAGAGCATTAATCGGATCGCATGGTCACATGCTGGTCTTGCTCCAGTCTCATATGTTGCTCCTGCTCCTACTCCACCTAAGCCTCCAGCTCCACCAAAACCGATTGTGAGGGATAACATGGTCGTCGTCATCTATCAAGGGCAGCCCCACACCTTCTGGATTGACCAGAATGGTTGGCTCCAGCATACATGGGGTTCAAATACTGCAGTTGAGAACATGAACAAGTACATCAAGAATGAGAAGTACGATGACAAGTTCATGGTTGCTGCTGCAGTAAACGGGGACTGGCTGAATGTTCGTGTTGTCTGCCCCACCTTGCCTGCTCCTAACGGTCGTCGGGTTGTCTGCTTCGACTACCATCCGTCAAGGGGTTGGGGTGGGTACGCAGCTGTGCCAAGGTAAGGTTCAGGTAAAACTCACAAGAGACCTTGTCCTGTTTTTCCTTGGCCTAGCTATCATTGTTAATGAGGTTTTTATTGCTACCTCAGCTCGAGTTGGAGTGCTTATCTTTGCTTCTGGCCTCTGTGGGCTTCCGGCTTTTTTACGTAGGAATGGTAACTAATGGCTGATACTATAGAGAAAAGAGTTGAATCTCTAGAGTACCATGTCCATGGATGGGGTTGGTGGCTTAGGCTTCTAGCTTGGGTTGGTATGGTTATTATAGTTACCATAGGTTTTGTGGTCCAGACAATTAATGCTAATAGAGATACAAGGCAAGTCGAAGCCAATAGACTTACAGCATCAGCTACTTGTAAGGCTCTAATTGTTACCCAGACTCTTCTAATTGAGTCTGAGCAGCTTGAGATTCAAGAGCAACAGATAGATGAGTTTCAAGCTGAGCCCCAAACACCGGCAAGTAAGCAAAATCAACAAGCTATTAACAATGTAATTGTTGAGATGAAGACAGCTAGACAAACCTTGATCCATTCAGGGCTTTGCACAGCTAATCCAGATGACTAAGGATCGAGAATGACCGCTTCGGCCATGGAAATCGATATGTCGCTAGTGCGTGAGCCCTGGCGAGGGGCAAAAATGAACCCGCCCAAGCGCCGGCCGTACGCAAGTCATGATCCTGACCTTAAAAAGGCCCGTAAGAAGGCTCAACGTAAGATCCGTAAGGGGCAACTGATCTCTGCAGAGGGAATCAAGGAGCTTTGGAAGCCCATCGAAGAGTGGGATGACGAGGAATTGGCGAGAGGCCGGCCTCGTGACATGGGAGGCGGTTTTCGAGGCCGTAAGCCCACTTGGGTAACACCAGAGGTACACGAAGCTGCGCTCGACCGCTTCAAGCTCATCATCCGGGAAGGAATGAATGCCTCCACACACAAGGCGATCAAGGTTGTGGAGAACATTCTAGAGAATGAGGAAGTTGATCGACGCGGTAAGCCGATTGTATCCTTTGCAACTAAGTTCCAGGCAGCTACGTTCCTGATTGAGCATGTCCTTGGTAAGCCTAAGCAGCACACTGAGATGGATATCAGTGTTAAGCTTCAAGGGATCCTTGCTAACTCCATCATTACGCCAGGAGTGGCCTTCGGTGAACTAGCCGAGGCTTATGAGGATGCTGAGGTCGTAGAAGATGAGGAAGAAGAGAACGACTAAGCCGTACATTCGGCCTGGTAAAGATTACCGCCGTCGACCGTTTGTTGCTCCGATGCATACATACGTCGACGATCGAGGGAAGGTAGTTATCAGTGGGAGATATGTCAAGGTCCGATTTACCCCTATCGGACGAGACTACGACAGAGACTTGCAGCACCTGCGGGATGACGAAATCATGGCACCTGGATAATCCAGACTCCCTGCACAGATTTAATGATTCGGGAGCATCACTCGATCATGCGAGTTCCCGTCGCCCAGGGACTGATACGGACGCTCCTACGAAGCAACAAGATGATCGTCGCACTGCGATTAAGCAAGCGATGGGTCATGACGAGATCTTGAGGGCTGTGCTTATCCAGGAGGGCATCATCTCCGGAGCGCAGATTGAGGCTATGACAGATCAGCTGGTTACAATCGTCGAGAACATGGGTATCCATGAAACTGGAACTTAGTCTCGACATTGTAATACCCAGGATTTTGGAGTTTGGTATGGACCGAGCTCCTCTTGAGGCGTGTGGGGTTATTGTGCCCGACATGGATATACCACCTGAACAGTGGGTCCATGAAATGCGAAACAGGGCTTTTAGTCCCACCGATTCCTTCGTAATTGACACTAAGACCATACGTCAGTTGATTACGAAGGCAGAACAATGGCGAGATGTCATTGTTTGGCACACTCATCCGGGTGGTAACATTGGACCTAGTCGAGGCGACCTCGAGTCTAAGGTTGAAGGTGTTAACTACCTAGTTGTAACACTACCTGGAGGACAGGCGGTAAGATACTGATGACTACTCCAGCTAACAGGGAATCCGAATACGGTTATGTAAGTAGTGAAATCGGCCTGCCTAAGAAGCGGCCGGTATCGCAGCTTACCGCGTCAGACAAGCTTCGGCTTGGCTACATTGGTACGCCCAATGATCCTGCGTCAAAGTACAACGAGCGACGCTGGCTGGGCCTTAATGACAACTGGCCTCAGCGAGGACAGGTCAACCTTGGAGCTATCCTAACTGTATGCCTGATTATCCTTGTGATCGTTGTTATCTTGGCGCTCACGGGTAATCTATGACGGCACTCCATGAGCCCCGGGAAAAGGTTCTCAACAAGTTTAAGTACTTTGAGGGAACTGGATATAACCCTCATGACGCTCAGCTTGTTATTCACCGGGATCGGACACGGCATAAAGCTGTATCAAACGGTCGACGGTGGGGTAAGACGCTGCTTGGGGGTAAGGAGGCTGAGGTAACGGCCTTCGTACTTAACAAGCTCGGTAACCCTCAACGGGGTTGGATTGTAGGACCGAACTACTCCGATGGCGAGAAAGAGTTCAGAGTTATCTACGACTCGCTCATGGCATTGGGTGTGGATTCGACTTCTATCAAGTTTCTGCGTAATGTTGACAATGGCAATATGCACATCCTTACTTCATGGGGATGGGATTGCCAAGTACGTTCTGCCCAGCACCCAGAATCCCTAGTTGGTGAGGGGCTTGACTGGGTTTTGCTGGTAGAAGCTGGTCGCCTGCGGCGGGATATGTTTACTCAGTATATCCGGCCTGCACTTAGCGACCACAGAGGATGGAGCCTTGCAACTGGGGTTCCGGAACTTGCAACAGATATCTCACTATTGTACTGGGGGTATCAGCGAGGCCAGGATAGCGGGAAGCGATCTTGGGCCTCATTTAAGATGCCCAGTTGGACGAACCGGATTATCTTTCCAGGTGGTCGTGAAGACGACGAGATCCTTGAAGCTGAGGATGACTTAACTGAAGATGAGTTTCGTCGCCAGTATGGTGGGGAGTTTGTAGAAAAAGTGGGTAGAGTTATGCAAGAGTGGGATGATGACATCCATCTTGCAGATCTGCAGTATCACCCAGACTGGCCAGTATACGCCGCAGTTGACTATGGCTATACTAACCCTTGGGTATGGCTCTGGATTCAAGTTGATCCGTTCGGGCAAGTCTATGTTCTACAAGAGCATTACATTAGAATGAAAGACACTGATGAGATTGCTAAGCAGATCCTACTTGACCATCCATTCATGAGTAAGCTGGTAGCATTTTATCCAGATCCCGCAGCTCCGGATGATACTTCAATTCTACAACGAATCCTTCGGAAACCTGCCCGAATGAACACTGGCGGCGAACTGAAGACGCGACTCGGCATGATTCGTCAGCGCTTGAAGATCCAGAACCCTGATGCTCCTATCAAGGATCGCAAGGCTGGTATCATTGTCGATCGTCGATGCACGATGCTCTCATGGGAGATGAGAGAAGGCTATCGTTGGCCTGAGCACAAAAGTGATGTTAAGAGTGAATCTGAGTTGCCCATGGACAAAGATAACCATGGACCGGAGGCTCTTGGCCGGTTTATCAAGGGTTATTTCGACATCGTGGGTGACGATCGTCATGCTCGTCAGCGCAAAGTTCGCCACAAGAGGTAGAGATGACAGCCGTTGACCCAGGGGTCTTCACCCCGTATAGTACAGTCCAGCCTTTGCTTACGGAGATGCCTGCCTGGGCCCCTGAGTGGGATCAGGAGAGAATTGCATCTTACAACAAGTATGATGAACTGTACTGGAACTATCCGAGAGCTTTTAAACTAGTTCAACGAGGTGATGCCAGTCTCCCTATCTATGTTCCGAACCCTAAGCAGATTTGCGACTCAACTGCGCACTTTCTCCTGAAAGGTTTGAACATAGTACCTGAGACTGAGGATACTAAGCTTAAGCTTGCTCTAGATGCTTTCCTCGACAGGGAGGCATTCTATGGCACTTTCCACACCAACAAGCTTGCTGGGGTAACCCGAGGCGACTATGTCTTCCATATGTTTGCTGACCCTACAAAGCCTCCTGGCCGTAGGATTTCGCTGAAGAGCATTGACCCTGCTTCTTACTTCCCGATCACTGATGATAACGATCCTGATAAACTCCTAGGCGTCCGGCTCGCTGAAGCAATCATTGACCAGGACACTCGAGAAACTCACGTCCGGGTGCAGGATTACTACTATGCCATCGATAAGGCGGGGCGACGTAGGGTTATCACTGAAGAAAGCATTTGGAAGGTTCAGGATTGGTGGTTTAAGGCAAGAGCTCAGAAGATTGAGCAAGTTCGACCTCCTCGCCCTCTACCGGAGTCTATCGATGTTATTCCGGTATGGCATTTCAAGAATGTCGATTGGCAAGGACAACCTTATGGGAGTTCAGAACTACGAGGGTACGAACGTCTGCTTGCCTCTATCAACCAAAGCGTTAGTGACGAAGAGCTTGCCCTGGCCCTCGATGGACTTGGTGTCTATGCGACTGACTCTGGATCACCTGTCGATGATGAGGGAAATGAAGTCGACTGGGAGATGTACCCTGGTAAGGTAGTTGAACTCCCCGCTGGCGCCTACCTTAAGCGTGTGGAGGGTCTAGGATCAGTTAAGCCAACGCAGGATCACATTAAGTACCTTACTGATGCCCTGTACGAGTCTAACGGTACTTTCCGTCCTGACATGGTCGATGTGCAACTAGCCTCATCTGGCATTGCGCTCGCAATCAAGTTCTTGCCTACGCTCGCAAAGGTTGAGCAGAGGGAGCTTGCTGGGCAGGACATGCTCAGGCAGCTCTTCTTCAACTGGAAGATCTGGCACAAGGTCTATGAAGATGAGGACCTTGGTGCAACACCAATTGCTATTGAGATTGGTGATAAACTGCCGATGGACCCAGTCCGCCGGCTTAATGAGCTCAACAACATGCTAGATCGGAACGTAATCTCTCGTAAGTACTATAGAGCTGAGATGGAAAAGCTCGGTTACGTATTCCCGGCTAACATGGAAACAGAGATTCTCGAGGAGATGAAAAAGCTCCAAGAGGCTAAGACGCCGCCCCAGTTGATGGATGCCCAGGGTCAACCGATCCCGAGCAATAACTCCAACAACAAAAATGCCCCTAATGAGTCAAAGGGGACTGAGGCGACTAAGTCTGCTGGGTGAGCCAGTAGTCAGTTGGGCGAGACGCCCCACACAACAAAGGAATGCGAGATGCGTGGAAATGTCCCCTGGTACTTGAAGTACGATCTCCTCTTCGGCTTCGAAGAATCTTCTGAGGAAAACGAGGAAGAGGAAAACCAAGAGAACGAAGAGAAGAACGAGGACGAAGAGAACGAGGACGAAGAGGGCGAAAAGAAGGAAGAGAAGCCCGATCCGGCCAAGGGTCTCAAGTCTGCACTTCAAGCTGAGCGACGTGAACGTAAGAAGCTTGAGCGAGAGAATCGTAAGCTTCTACAGGCCCAGAAGGAACTTGATGACAAGGATGCCTCTGAGGTAACCAAGGCCACAAAGAAGGCTGAGGCTCTCGAGGGCAATGTCAAGAACCTTGCAGCGAAGCTGAGGACTACGGCAGTAGAAAACCAGATCACAAGGTTTGCTGCTGAGCTCAACTTCCGTGACTTGGGTGACGCTCTAGTTCAGGTTGACCGTTCCAAGATCGAGGTCGATCAGGACGAAACAGACCCATCTGACCTCGAAGTCGACGAAGCTTCGGTTAAGACTGCAGTTGAGAAGCTTGCGAAGGACAAGCCTTACCTGCTCAAGGCCGATGGTGATGTCGATGAGACCGGTGGGAATGTTGGTCGAAAGGGGAAGAAGGACGACTCGCTGAGTGAACAAGCTTTGCGAGACAAGTATCCAGCACTTCGACACTAAAGGAAGGAATACGAGCTATGGCTCGGATCGATAAGTACGATCCGGTCGATGGTGGATTCCGCGCTCCGCTTGCCGCTGCATGGGCTGGTCAGGCTACACCGCTTGGTGTGGGACTTGACAGTTCCGGGCGAGTTGTGCCGGGCGGTGGGAATACCGGTATCATCGGTGTTCTCTGCAAGCCGAACGCTGCGGTTGCGGGAGAAATCGTCGACATCATGCGAGATGGCGAGCTTGTTGAGTTTGCAGGAGGTACTGCTGGAACGCAGTATACTGCGAACACGACAACGGGCGTCATCTCAAATGCGGCCGCTTCGGGTACCCAGATCGCTGTTGGGTTCACCGTCGAAGCGACGCGACTGCATGTGGGGGTGGCCAGATGAATCTGCCTGCACCCAAGTTCGATGACCGTACTCCCATCGAGACTCTCGTCTCAAACGCTGAGCGGGAAGCTCTCTTCGACATCTTCGGATACGAAGCGCTTCTCCAGGGCTATGAGAAGGGATTCTCAGAGCGGGCTGACATCATCGTCCAGTCAACTGATGGCGCGTCACTGCAGGACATGTGGCGTGAGTTCCAAGCTTCGATCAACATGCTCAACAAGGGTCGGGACCCACTCATTAACCTTCTCACCTTCCGGGTGTCGAAGGAGACTGAGCGAGTCCTTCAGCCCTCGCAAGAGGACTTCGAAGAGGCAAGTGAGTACGGTGAGCCGAAGGGTATCCGGATCGGTGTCCCATTCATCATGGGATACAGCTTCAAGTGGTACGACCTGGCGATCCGTTACACTTGGATGTTCCTCATCGATGCTGACTCGGAGCAACTGCGTGCACTGAACTCGACGGCACTCGAGGCAAGCCGACGGCTTCAGTTCGCTCAGGTGATGAAGACCATCTTCAACAACAACAACCTGACGGCTACCCTGCTGAACGGTGTTGGAGTGAACGTCTACAAGTTCTACAACAACGATGGGACTGTCCCACCGCAGTACAAGAACACAACGTTCCTCGGTACCCACAACCATTACATCACCTCTGGTGCTGGCACGGTTGACCCTGGCGACCTCAAGGACATTGAGGATCACCTGTACCACCATGGGTACCGGACGAATGATGGCTTCAAACTGATCCTGATGGTCAACCGGCAAGAGGGTGCGGTCATTCGTACCTTCGTTGCTGGTACTGCCAGCGCTCAGTACACCTTCATTCCGTCCCAGGGCTTCGGAGGTGGGGTCTTCCTGCCTGCGAACTCGGGCATCGTAGCTCGTCCGGACACTGGCGCACCTGCTGGTATGCTGGGCATCGGTACTTACGGTCCATTCGTTGTTGTCGAGGACGATTACATCCCACCGGGATACGTTGTCGGTCTCGCATCCGGCGGTGACCAGAACGTTGGTAACCCTGTTGGTATTCGGGAACACCCGAACGCTAAGGGTCTCCAGCTGGTCAAGGGCCCAGACCGAGACTACCCGCTGACGGATAGCTTCTACCGCCAGGGCCTCGGCACTGGTATCCGGGAGCGAGGTGCGGGTGTGGTAATGCAGATTACCGCATCTGGTACCTACACCATCCCGGCGGCTTACGTCTAAGTCGTCTTAGGCTGAAGCGGCAGTCGGTCTACGAGCCTCGATCCTCGTAGGCCGGCTGCCCTTCTTAGAAGGAGAATCCTTTGGCTAGTTACGCTGCGGATGCTGTTGCGATTACGGGCCTTGCGGCTACGTATCACGCTGCAGCCTCCACTGACAAGCTACAACAGAATGACGGTCGAGTCGTTCTCATTGTCAAGAACACGAGCGGCTCTCCCATCAACTGCACTGTCGACGACGGCAATTCTCAGACTCCCGTTGGTGCATCCGCGTTTAACCCTGACGTAGTTGTCTCGGTTCCGGCCACTACTGGGGAACGATGGATCGGTCCGTTGCCGCCCAGTCGGTTTAACGATGCGAATGGGGACGTGAACCTTGCGTTCTCAGCTACCTCGGGCGTTACCTGGGCGGCCGTCAGGCTTCCTTAGTCTGACCAACACCCACACGCTTGAAAGAGAGGCACGAGTGAGTCGACAGATTGACATGACCAAGGATCTTTCGGACGAAGATCTTCTGTACCTGGCACAGCGGGACCAACTTCCCGCTGATGTTGTAGAAGAGCTTGGTGAAGAAGCGATCCATGACATGATGGTTCCTCCCGAGGCTGAAGAGCCTGTGTACACTGGTACAGTTGCACCGGCGATGATGTCGAAGGAAGACTACGAGGATGAGCTTGCGTCACAGGCAGCGCGTGAGGCAGAGGAAGATGCTGCACGCACTCAGATGCTGCCGAAGCCCATCAACATCGTAGGTGACTACGAGGAAAACTGGACCAACGAGATGCGTCGGGACGAGCTCGAGAAGCGGGACCTCCCGACCGATGGTAACAAGGCTGAGCTGATCGCTCGGTTGCAAGAGTCCGATCGTGCAGATGGTGCTGTCGATGAAGACGACATCATGGACGAGGACGAAGATGAACTCGGCGAAGAGGAAGCTGACGACTGATGGCAACTCCTGCTCAGAGGACAGATCTTCGGCTGAAGCTAGGCGAAGTCATCCCAGATGGTGGGATTGACGAAGATAGCCTGTTTTCTAACGAGCAGATTGATGCCCTCATCGACAAGCATGGCTCTCCCGATGCAGCTCTGGGGGAGGGGTGGCGGATTAAGGCCGGACTCCTAGCCGACCTAGTCGACGTGACGGAGGGCTCCTCGCGTCGCAATCTGTCATCCCTCCATCAGAATGCACTACGTATGGCTTTGCTGTACAACAATGCAGTACCCCCGACGGATCCTACATTCGGAAGGACTAGGGTTCGCCAGATCACCAGAACTGGATGGCAAGGATGACCTCGTTGCAAGAGAGGGTTATGCAGCGTAGGAATACTGCAGCCTTCATTCGACAAGACCCGACAGTCATTAACATTAGGCGTAAGCGCCTAGAGACTAATGAGCGGGGAGGCCAATCTGAGATTGGTGAGCCTAAGAAG